CGATCCCTTCATCGGCGATCGAGATATAGAGCGTCGCGATGCCTTCGGGGTTGATCTCATACCAGCCATCGAAATCACGATCGTGATATCCGGGGAATCCGGTCATACGATCGGCGCCGGTTGATTTTCGAAGGCGCGCTGTCCGAAATTGACGAACGCGGAAAGGTCGCCAGCGGCTTGATCGCCGCAACCAACGCTGACGATCAGAACCCAGAACTTGTCCGTCGGAAGATCGACATATCCAATCTGAGAGCCTTCGAGGTACCACGTAGCGAGAGGCGCGCCGATGCGGTCAAAATCCACGGATAGGCCGAGGCAGCGCCTCTCTGCGACGGCCAGCGTCGATCCGCTGTCTATCTCTGAACCTGCATTCCAAATGCCGCCATCGGCCGGGCGGAAGGCATAACTCTTGCCGCTAGCGCCTCCCGCCATCTCATCCAAAGGTGCATCAGTTTCGGCCAGTCCGAAGGCGCATAGGCCGCTAAGGTCGCCTCGAAACTGCGAATAGAAGTAACACTCTGCATAGACCTGACCGACTGCCTTAGGAATTGTCGATAGCACCGACCTTCCGGCGTCAAGTCCGATCTGATCCGTGGTAACGACGAGATTCCCTAGGTCGAGCGCGAGCCCCGGACCCAGGGCGTTTGGGTTCAGGGTGGCGAAGTTCTTGTTGGGCATTACCGCGTCGTCGCTGCTGCCGTAGGCGGACGAGCACTTCGAGGATTGCCGGCGTGGTTGGAATGACGGCTCACGGAACGACCGATGGCATCGGCGTCTTCATCCGTAATGTTCCTGCCTCGGCTGCCGTGTCCGCTATGACCTCCGCCGCGACTCGATCCACTGCCATTCGAGTCAGGATCTACGTTCGGATCAGTGCCTGACAGCACGTCATAAATCTTCGTCAGGATGGCGACAATCGATGCCGTGTTCTCACCGTTGTCGTCCGTCTGCTTCTGGATCGCAGTGATGTATTCTTCGGTCTGCTTCTCGTTGAGCCCGAGGCCCTTCTCGAAATCGGCAAGGTTGATGCCCATTTCTTGCAGAACCTGCTTCCAATCCTCGCCCTTGAATGAGGCAATCTCGGCAACCTGTTGGGCCAGCGTCTGGTACTGCTGAAGCTGCGCCGCGGCCTGAAGCTGCTGCTGCTGTTTGAGAAGGTCATGAAGCCGCTGCGATTCGGCCGCAGAGAGCCCGCCACCGCCGCCACCAAACCCAGCGCCGCCAATCTGCGTAGCGGCCCCAGAACCGCCCATGGCCTGCACCATGTTGAACAGGGCCGTGTACTGCGCCGTAGACGAATACAGGCGGCGTCCGATCTCCAGAACCTGGTCCTGAGTGACCGTTCCAGCTCTGAGCCCTTCTAGCGCCTTCTGTAGCTTCTGCTGGTCATTGAGCGGTGACAGATCGCCGAGCAGGAGGTCCATCGCATGCTTGGCGTTGTCGGCGGCCGTCTGCATGGCCTGACCGAAGTCGCGGACTGCGTTCGAGCTAGTGTTCGCCTTCGCCTGCAGCCGCTCGATCTCTGCGTTGACCTGATCCAGCGAGCCAATCGTCGTTAGGCCGAGACTGAAGGCCAGCGACTGGGCCGATGCCTGTAGCGCCGCGAACGCCTGCTGCGCCTGCTGGGCGGCGTACTTGTGGATGTTAGCGAGGTCTTGTTCCGATGCGCCCGCAGCACCAGCAGCCTGAGCAAGCGCGTTCGCCTGCTTGATGTTGGCCTGCATCTGCTGGTTGATCTGCGAGAGCGTGCCCTCGAAGTCGTCCACGTAGTTCGTGGCCGGCTTGAACTGCCCAACGAACTGATCGTATTGCGCCTGCGCGGCCATGAGCCGCTGTAGCGTCTGATCGACCGTCTCGCCGAAATGCTGCGAGGTCTCGGCAAGGTGAAGCAGCGCAGAGGTCGATTGGTCGCTGCCGAGCGCTAGGAACGTCAGCCCCTGATTGAACCCGAGCTGGGCCGTGGCGAGATCGTTCGTGATCGCATAGAGGTCATCGGCGTTCTGGCGATACTTGTCTATCGCTTCCGAGAGCTTGTCGTCGAACTGGCCAAGGATCGCGAGCTCGTTCTCGGCGACAATTCGCTCTTGGAACTGCTGGACCGTATCGTTGTCGTAGGTAACGCCGTTGACGGTCGAGGATGAGGATGTGACGTTGCCGTGTTTGTCGAACGTCTGCTCGAACGTGCCGCCGACAATATCTCCCATCGTCACGCCAAACTGTTTAGCGAAGTCCTCGGTTCCTGACTTGAGCTGGGCGAAAAACTGGTTTGCAGCGTCAACAGCCGCCTGATCGGTATAGGCGTGTTCCTCGTAGTACGAACCGCCGAAGAGAGGTTTTTGACCCTTCAGTGTGTAGTGCGATGCGACATCGGCGCCGCCTGCACCAATGCTTAGCGTAGAACCGCCACCCACAAGCTTGTTTGCATCTGTGCCGAATAGCTTGCCCCCAGAAATCATATCCACCAGCATCGCGGCGAGCGCGATCCAGCCGACGACGGGGATCGCGGCGAAGGCACCCGAGACGCCGGCGGCGAAGCCGGTGCCTGCAGCGGCCGACGCAAGGCCCGCTCCGGCCGCGTAGGTGCCGACACCGTAAGTGATGCCGCCAGCTGCGCCGCCGAGCGCACCGCCCTGCTGATAGCGGTTGTACCCCGCATACAGAGCGCCGCCGATGCCGAGCGCTTGGCCGAAACCTGAGCCGTAACCGCCATATGCGCCGGTGTACCCGGCCGAACCTTGGCCCGGCATATTCACGCCGAGACCGGACGAGTAATCGACCGTGCCGTGCGTGCCGTACCAGAAATTGCCCGCCGCCGTCGAGAACCCGTTCCAAATCTGCTTGCCGGCCGTGAACAGCGAGATGCCGCCATTCGCCGTGCCGAAGAGGTCCGTTCCGCCGCCACCCGAAGAGCCGCCAATTACAGCACCGCCGACGCTGCCGAGCACCGGAAGCAGAGAACCGCCGCCAGCAATCATCGAGCCGCCGAAGATAGCGTTGAGGATCGGATTGATGATCGCGAGCTTCGCGAAGTAGGCGATGATTTGCTCTACAACCTGCTTAGCTATATCGGTAAGCGACTTCATCAGCGAGCCGCCCTCGACGACCCATTTGCTGAAGGCGTCAGCAATTGAATTGCCGGCGTTGGTCCAGATGGATGTGAACTCTTGCGCTACGGCGCGCGATTGCTTCGCGGCCTCGGTAAGGTCATACGTGGATGCGGCGGCGGCGGCGGCGCCCTTCTGAACCTCATCAAGCGTCTGCTTATTCTTTATTAGAGCATCAGCATTCTTCGTCCATTCATCGGTCGCCTTCTGAACGGCTTCCGCGATAAATCGCTGACGATCCGTCATCTGGGCCATCGCCGACTGATCGGCATATTCCTGTTGCAGCCTTCCGAGAATATCGCCTTGTCTATCCAGTTTCGCCTGCTGTTCATCCAACGATTGATTAGCTAGACCAACAGCCTTTGCCATGAAAGCTTGCGCTGCCGCATAGGCTTCAGTCGCTTTCCCCGCCTTATTCCCCGTCTCAATCAGCTGCTGCGAAATTTTGTTGGCTTGAATGACCGTCTGAACATAGTCCTGATAAGCCTTATTGAGCGGGTCTAACCCGCCTTGCATCTTGGAAAGGAATGTGCCCGCAGCAATCTGGGCCTTGCTGTAGTCGTCCAACGCCTTGGCGGCAGCATCAGCTGCATCCTTGTTGGCGATCAATGGCGGCGTAACATGGCCGAGAGATTTTGCTGTCGTATCGGCGCCAGCAGAGACGTTAGAGAATGTGCCGAATAGCTTATCTAGCGAATCTCCAACCTTCAGGACGGAATCTTCGACACCAACTTTCGCGGCAGCCCAAGCGTTCTGAATGCGCTTTGTTCCGGCCTCCCATCCAGAAGCCACTGCTTGCCCAGCCTGATCGGCGAATACTTTTGACTGTCGCAGGTTGCCCTGCATGGCTTGGCCTATAGAAGCAAGATCGAGATATAGGCCCTTGGCGAATCCGTTGAAAACATCGCCGACGCCGCCAACTGAATCACCCAGCGCAAGAACGAAATTGATGAGGACCTTTATCGCTTCGCTGGTGGTTATGGCCGCAAGAGCAATTCCCCTGAGCCCATTCATCACGATAGATGAACTTTGACCATAACCAGAAGAGGTCGTGGACAATTCGACCAGCCACCCCGTCAATGCGTTCAATGCGGGTAGCATTTGTGAAACAACGGCATTAGCAAACCCTTCGGCCTCGATCTTTAACTTCGTTAGGTTGTCGTTGAATTCCTCCGATTGCTTAGCCATGTCGCCGGAGATAACGGCTCCGTATTTCTCGGCTTCCTCGCGAGCCCTTGAGAAACCTTGCCCGCCTAGTTGATTAAGAAGAGGGATTAGATCTGCGCCGGACTTCCCAAAAAGTTCCTGAGCAAGCGCAGTCTTTTGGGCGCTATCTCGGTAGCTGGAAAATTTCTGCGCGACTTGGGCGAGAAGTTCATCCGTGGAACGAAGATTTCCATTGGAATCCTTGAGCGAGACCCCAATCGCCTGAAAGGCAGCGGCCTGCTGCTTGCTACCGCTGGCTGCATCAGCGGCATTTCTTGCAAGCTTGGCTAGGCCGCCCTGAAGCTGATCGATCCCTACATCGCTCAATCTAGCCTGAACATTGAGAGCGGAAAGATTCTCTACAGAGATGCCCAATTTCTGGGACATCTTGTTGAGCTGATCGGCCGTATCGATAGCTTGCTTGCCGAACTCGACTAATCGCTCTACCGCAAATGCGGCTACTACCTTTTTTGCTATGTCAGCCAAACCATCACTAACAGATGATGCCGCATGATTCCACGTGTTGGCCGCCTCGCTCGCATACCGCTGATTCAGCGCGTTAGCTTTGCCTAGGTCAGATTGTAGCTGTGCTACATCAGCTCTTAGGCCGATGACTAGCGAGGCAAGATCAGCCATTTACCAGCGGCTCCAGTTTCGTTGCAGCATTTCGATGGGTTCTTCGTCGTCCATATCGGACTCTTCTTCTCGCTCACGCTTGGCGAACGGCATGAAATCCAAAGGACTAGCAGTCCGCGAATTGGCGGATGCGAACTTGTTGCGAATCTCTGCCATCAGCATTCCGTGCGTAAGCCAGAAGTTTGATTCGTCGTCGAATGGATAGCGGGCGTAATAGGCGCGCAGCTCGGCTGCTTCCGCGCTAGTCATGCATCGCTTGGCGATACGCGGAAGCAGCCCGGTGCGAAGACAGAAGGCCCACCAAACCTTCTGGCCGCCCGCTATTCGTTTTTTGCTGCGTCCTGCCCTGCCTTGTTGAGTCCATTCACTTCAAGGGCGGCGTCTTGCAGTTTGTTGGCAAGTTCGTTTGGCAGCTTGCCTGCCTCTTCTGGCTTCAATGTCAATCCGCCTTTGTCATCGCAGATGATTTTCGATAGCAAGCGATTGCGAAGCCCTCTGTTCTTCTTCGGGTCTTTGTCAATATTGCTGAAGAACTCTTCCGCCTCATCAGCCATCAGCAGGCGGAAATAGAACTTATGCGTCCTGCCCTTGAACTCGATATCGCGATCAACATAGGTCGTGCCGATGAACTCGGCCAAATCATCAAGAAACATATGGATTAGTCCTTGCCGTCTAGGATGCAGCCGACATGACGCCGCGCGACGGCAAGGGCGCGCGTTGGGGATGCGCCATGCCAGCTGCAAAGGGGAGTTGCCGTTTAGTGGCGCTTAGGCCTTGTAGTGCATCGTGCGAGGGCCGCTACGCTGGACCTGCATCTGCGAGGTCACGAGAGCATTCTTCGCAAAGTCGAGCGGAAGGTCGGCGATATAGCCGTCGAAGCTGGTGAAGGTGCGCGTGCCCGGATAGGTGATCGTCCCTGACATATCAACGGTCGGCGGGATATTCTTGCCATCAGGCCAACCGATAGCCCACGGAACTTTTTCCTGCGTGTTGAACAACTCCCAAAGTTCCTGGTGCGAAACCTTAGACGGGTCGAAGTTGAGATTAACTGTGATCTGCCCTGGATCCGGCATGCCGGCGAGATATTGCATTTCTTCATCGTCAAGACAAGTGTCGTCGATCTTGCTGGCGGCACCGCCGAGTCCAGTGATGCCGGTCGGACAACCGATCTGCACCATCGAATAGCCATTGCTGTTCTGGATACGCACATACATCTGCGTGCCCTTGGTTTGAACGCCCATCTCTTTTTCTCCATCGCGATGCGGATGCGACGCCTCACGGCGTTGCGGGACGGCTGCTTCACAGCAGTCGCTTTCCCGAACGTGCACGGTTCGGAAATTAAAAAGGCCAGCATGGTGGCTGGCCTTGAAATGCATGCCGTTTATCGCAACGGCTGCGCCGGGTTCACTCGCTACTGAATCGCTCGCTTACCGGGGGAATGAGATACGCGCGTTACTCATCCCTTGTGCGGTGTCACACAGGCTCTGCTGCGGTCCGCACTTATCTAGGATTCCATATCTCCACGTCGAATGACCAGCGGAACAATTTGGTGTCATTCTCGAATGAGGACCAAGGACCGAACACGATATTTCCGATACCTTCGCAAGCATCTGCTGCCGCTTGAATCATTTGCCTAGACTCCCTCTGCGATTCGCTGAAACAATCGACCTGCACTCGTTGATCGTCATCTTCAGGATTGGCGGATAGCTGAATCTCAGGGACAGCGGAAACGATAGCCCAGACCGTATAAGGGCGTTGCGCGTTTTCAGGCGCTACGGTCTGATAAATTCGTTGGCTAATCGCAATCAACATGGATGATCCGCTAAGCGCCGATTGGACTGGTGGAGGCTGTACGGTCACGAATTTCCCCCGAGTCTCCGCACGCTCCGTTCAATGGCTTTCGCAAGCTCATCACGAATCAAGGTCGGCAACGAACCTTTGTTTTCCTCGAAGGCTGGGCGCATATACGGATAGGCTGGCTGATGAGAAGTTCCGAACTCTAGGAACTTTCCATAGAACAACGGGCCGTAGAAGTTGTATTCGAGACCAATGCGGCCTTGACGGATATTGCGCGAGTTCGATTTGTATGCCTTCGCCTTCGCGCGAACCGTAACCTTCACACCAATCTGCCCTTCTGGCGGCTTGGTGTATTTCGTAACGATGATATTCTCGGCAAGCGTTCCAGTTTTGCGACGAACTCTCGCCTGAGCCGATGCCTGTACGACCTTGCCGGCCTTGCCCAGCGCATATCTAATCGGACTAGCGGCCGCCTTCGGGCCATATTCCTGACCAAGCGCTAACAACTGTTTCTCAAGCTCGCGCAGCCCAGTTACTTGGACAAGGTCAACCACGGTCAAAACACCGCAGATCGGAATCTGGCGTCATATTCACTATGCCGAATCCTTCCTTCTTCATGATCTTTCCTAGCTCGGAAAGCTGTTGCTCGAAAACCTTGAAACGATTGTCCTGTGTCGTCCGCAAGGTTCCGCCGTGACGGCCGAAGTAGTGATAGCCATTGCGGTTATGGTTCTCATAGCCGTATAGCTGAATCAGCTTCGGCTCGTCGGAATCAGCCATGAGCCGGCGCGCTACTTCAAGCGCCAATACACCGGAGCTAGATCCAGTGCCGATGGTGTTTCCAAATACGCGCTCGACACCATTGATTTCGTTTGAGCTGAACTTGCGGCCAGTGAAGTCCTTGGCGTCAGGATTCGCTCGCCACCATGCGAAGTCTTGTGCAGCCAATGCATGTGCCCAAGGCGCTAGGCGGAATGCATCGTTGACGACGACGACCAGATCAAAAAGTGCGCATGAAACCGCTACGGCCTGAGACATGCTCGGCCCGGTCGCTAGAATGGCGCACTTCATGCTGCCTTCTTGAGATTCGCTCGCGCCGCTTCGTGCCAGATTTCGTCGTGCTCGGCGCCAGCCCATCCTGTCGTGAATGGACCGCCGTTCGTAAAGTGCGCGATCCGTGGCGCTTCTGGCTTAGGCTCCACGTTGACGAGCCAGTTCCACTCAGGCGCGACTTCGCCAATCTCTAAATCTGCGAGCCAATAAAACTGATGCAGATCTCGCCCGGGTCGCTCGTTGATGTCCTGAAGAGAGAGACGCCTATTCGCTGGATGATCGCAGTTGTAGAGGCAAACGCTGCTCCAGTTCTTCCGCTGGTAGCTAGTCTGCTCCTGCCCATCCATCTTCAAGCCGCCACGCATCAGCTTTCCGTGCTTCACTACCTGCACGGCCTTGGTCGAATCGGCCTCGATCAGCATCTTGCGCGGATCATCAAGGAACACGACATCGCAATCGACGAATAGCGCCCAGCCTGTCTGCGCTAGGATCGGCGTCAGGAAGCGGCTGATCGCGAAATCCGTCGAACACGGTGCGTTGCTGGGCAAATCCCAGATGCGCCCGCGGCGGTCCTGCATGCGGCGCAGTAGCCCGTTCGCAGCGAGCCGTTCGGCATCAAGCGGCATTGGATCGATGTCCCAGAAGCGGCGCAGCGAGCGGCAGGCTATGTCATAGGCGATCTTCTCGCGTTCGTCATAGCCCATGAATACGCGCATAGTTCAGTCGCAGAATCGATGCGGATATCGTGCGCCGAACGCGTTTATCCACCAGCTGACGAGTCGCAGATATCGCGTCTTCAAGATCACGGCTTGATCGCCTCCACTCGCATATCTCGATTCGGACGCGGTCCATGCGTCTGTGGCGGCATGATTTGAACTTTGCAGAACCCAGATTCCTTGACCGCCATTGAAATGGATGCCGGAGTGAATCCTTGCTTGTGACACATATATGGGTCTTTATGAGAGTGATCGCCATAGAACGGGAACTCCCACATTTGCGATCCCATTCCTGACAGAAGATTGCGCGCGGCGGCTTCGATGTTCGGTAGTTCCAGAATGAGCTTTCCGCCCGGTTTCAGCATGCGCTTCCATTCGGCTAGGACGTACTGTGTCTCCCAGCCGAAAAAGTGCTCGATGACGTGTGCGGCCATCAGCTCGTCGGCGCATTCATCGGGAAGCGGAGTCGGCTCGACGATTGAGCCATCCGCATTGAACGTCAATGTATGCAGCACTTCAGGTGCTCGCGGAGCCTTCGGATTTACCACGGCATCTACATTGCACCACCCGTCTAGGACGCGCCTGCCGCAACCGAAATTGATTCTCACGCCGCCTTCCGATAGATCGTCGTATGCGCCTCTCCGGAAGGCGGCTCCTTCGTGTAGAAGTAGAGTGCCAGCGATCTCCGCTGTATGTCCTCAGGACACGCAAGCGGATCAGGATGCCCGTGCCAGCTCTGCTCGTTAGTTTCAAAGATGACACATCGTCCGCCGATCGGCGCGATGTTCTTTGCATTATCGTCAATCCCAAGCTGAAGATGGCCGCCCCATGAATTTTCCCATCGCTCATTGAGATAGATCAGGACATTCACGCGTCGATGCCAGCCCCTAGGATGTCGGTTGAAATCGACGTGCATCTTCAGGAAACCGCCGCTAGGAATGCAATGCAAACCCGCGCCGAAGAGCTCTGGATCGGCGAACAATCCCTCAATTCCGGTAACTTGTTCTATCTTGCCGATATCTATGGAATGCGCTATCCGACTTGCAACTGGCGGAAGCTTATTGGTATTCCACTTCTTGTTGTACTTGCCGTCTTCCTTCGTCCACTCATCAGGCCATTCTGCATTGACCTCGCGGACTGTATCCGGCGAGAGGAATCCATCAATCACCGCATGCTGGAATGGACTTCTGAATCTGCGCAAGCGTCTCCAATATCCAAGGCCAGAATCCTCCGTCTCGACATTCGACTGGGCTCCATTGCCACCATGCAAGACGTTCAAGAAAGTCGATTCGCTCTGCATGGCTTGGTTGGCTCTCCCAGTTCTGTAGTGACTTCGGATAGATGGCTGCGGCCGCCCCGCTCTCGCAGACGACCGGAACGCCAACTCTGCATGCATCGACCGCAACATTGCTATGCCGGCAGACGACTAACGAGACGGCGCTAAGCGCGCTATCTATGGGCGCTTCTGATATCCCGTCATGGTCAATTCCAGACTCTCTCGGCCGTTTCGGTTTCGGCCTATAGAGAATCTTCCGACTAGGGAATGTTTTGCGTATCTCTCGCGACTTTTCCGCTGTCCATCCAGACGCGAACGTTCGGAACGATTTAGGACCGTTGCCGACGAGCATGATTGGACCGTTTGGATTGCCGCCATGCGCCTTGCATTGCATGCCTGATGCAGCCAATCGCTCTGGGCCAGCGCATGGAACTGTTGCAATGTACTCGGGGCAATGCAGACCATTCACCGAAACCCGATACTTTCGGATATCAGGCGATAACTTCCGCTCCCAATATCCGGCATCAAAGGCAATTACTCGTCCACAATCAGCATACCCGAGCCGATCCGGTGCTCCCATGCCATAAAGAATTGTCCAAGCATCTTCCCTAACTGGAGCGCCATAGATCATTCGAGCGTCTATTCCGCGTTGCCTAGCTCCGCTGTAGACATGCTCAAGTAACAACCTGCCCTTCCACGGCGTGGATGCCGTCGCAAGAATGTCGAAGATCACAGCGTTTCTAGGAAACCTCGAAGGTCAGCGGCTGCATGCTCGACTGTATAGGCGGCTTGTCTGAATCTATCGCTGATCTGTTCTCGCGCGCTCTGCGATTCAAGCCAATTCAGCGCAATGCGAAGGTTGTCGAAGTCATCGGCCCAATACTCGCAACCTGTAGCCATTTCCATGTACCCACTCTCGGCATTGCCAATGAATGGCGTCCCGCTCGCATGAGCGTTAGCCAATTTTACGTTCGATTTGTAATGCCTAGGAACATAACCAGCCCATTCTCCGCCACGGAACGCGACCACTACATCAACCTCGGCGAGTTCTGCTGGATTAATGACGAATGACCATCCGCGCATATGGCACTGGCGGCGAAGTTCGCCTTCCCATCCATTGAGGTAGATGGCACGCCCCTCGTATCCAATATTCCTGATTTCCTGACGTATCGGGTTCACAGCGATTCCAGAACGGGCATGATGCGGCAGAACAAATCCAGGCAATCCAGTATCACAGTCCTCGCGCATCCTCTGCGTAGGCCAGAGCACGGCATCTGGTTTCAGAGCTTCGATCCTGGCGCGCACCCATTCAATCGCTTCGCCTCGACTCCATGCCGAAGATTGCGGTTGCGGGTATGCATCCACCACGTCATAGACCCACCGCGCCTTGGCTTCGCGTAGTGCGCTCAGGACCGAGTCCGGAGTGCGCTTCACAACAATGGTCAAGTCGGCTTGACGCGTGTCCTGCGTCGTCGCGAGCGGCTTCACGGTGGCGCCTAGCGCATTGCCTAGCTGGACTCCGCGCATCGCCCAGCTTCCGCTGCGGCCGCCCTTGCCGGTGACGAGTAGTTTCATATGCGACGCCCGAAGGAAACGATTTCAGTGCGCGGATGGAATGGATATTTCACTTCGCCGAGCTTGATGCGACCTGCCTTCTTCTCCTTCGTGAGTCGCCAGTGCGCGTTGTAGACGCAATCCCACTCGATTTGCGAGAACAGCGCGCGGACGCCTTCCTGCGTGAAGCGGAAGTAGTCCGAGGAATATGGATGATAGTCCCAGACGAACGGAACCGTAAGAAACAATGTCGCGCCGACATTCATCACGCGCTCAATGTTTCGTGTTATCAACCAAGGGCGCGGCGAATGTTCCAGCACGCTCATGCATTCGACGTGGTCGAACATTCCAAGATCGGAAGGTATCTCGCCTTCCATGTCCAACACGCGGTCAACTCCGTCACCAGCAAGAATGTCTATCCCCACAACGTCGGCATAACGTGCCCTGCGGTCTTGTTTAGCGTCTCCGTAAAGGTGCGAACCGATGATTAATGTGCGACCTTTTTTCGGATTGACATACTCCCGTTCGAACCGCTCAAGAGAGCAATCGATCGAAAGCAAATCCAGACGCAAGGTCATCCATTGTCCATTGGGCCCATGCGAGCCTGCGAAACATTTCCAGACGGCCTTCGTCTGTATTGTCCTGTTCGCCGATCCAATTCGGCATATATGATTCGACGCGAATGCCGAGCATTAGGGCTTTGATAGCGGCGCCAGACCCCCACGTCACAGCTTTCGAGCACTTCCGTAGATCCTCTTCAAGAGGAACCTGACTTCTTGATCTGCCCGGATGTTGTCGGACGAATGTTGTGCCACCGCTTGGCCTAACATTTTCGCGTCTGCATAGGTTAATTGCCTGCTCTGTCCAATTTGACGGCGTGCGATGACAGGCTGGTCCGATCCCTCGCGCAGCGAGGATGACGGTATCCGGATATTCGCTTTCGCTTCGCCAAGGCGCGAGATCAATGCCAAGGCGGTCCCAACGTTCGCTGCCGCCTTCAGGAAATGTCTTCGCAACATTGTGGTAGTTCCGAGTCAGGGTGTACCAATGCTTGCCGGCGAACTCGTTACCCCAGCTGGCATTCTCGGCGACTAGTACGCGATTGCCGCGCTCCTCAAACGAACGCGCAGCGGTATCGCCTTCGTGAATCCGGTTCCATGTTACGAGGATGTCGCCTTCGCGCGGATCTCGCGTCAGGCCATGGACAACGTCATACCCGAGCTTCTTGAGTCCAGCAGTGAAAACGGCGCGGCGCTCCGGAACGGTGTATCTGAGATTCAGATAGGCACGCCGCACGCATCAGCCTGCCGAAATGCCACTCTTCGCCGGAATCGTCATCCATTCCAATCCAGTCTCAGGATCGCGAATCGGCGCCGACAGATCATAGACCGTAGCATCTTCTCCATTCCGCACCAACACAGCGCGCATGCTCGCTTTCACGACGGCGTTGTAACGCATGACGATCATCGTATCTATCTGCGATTGCACCTGCGCAGCAAGTAGCAATTCGCGCGAGCTCGACGGCCTAACATTTGCCCAGAACGTACCAACCGGCACCCATTCCGTAACCGTCTCGCCGTAGGTGTTCTGCGCCGTGACCTTTTGCTCGATTCGGATGCGCTGGCGTAGCGTTCCGGCTGCAACATTGGACATTAGACTACCGTTGGCTTACGAAGCCCGCGCAATAATCCAGTGGCGGCCGCGCTCAGGATATAGCCATATTGACCGTTATCCTGGGGAACCGCGTTCTCGCCTTCGCCTTCACGGTAACGATATTGCGATGCCAATTCGATAAGCACCGCCGCCTTCACAAGCGGATTCACGACAGACCCAGAACTGTCTTCCTCCGGCACAGGCTCGCCGGAACTGTCGATGACGACGTTTCCATCGGTATCTCGCAATGGCACATAAAGTCGAGCATCTTCCTTAAGCCAGCTACGTACCGCCTCGCTGACTGCCGGAATCCAAACTGTCAGCCACGCGGAATCGGGAACGCCGTTGCTATCGCCTTCATCCAATCTAAGCTGGGCAATCGCCTCGGCTTGCGAGATAAGCTCAAGAGCCGGCATTGAGCTTTACCGGTACTGGCGGATCAAGATCACGGGCGGAGCGATCCATTCCATCACGCCCTTTGCGAGCGAATAAGCGCCAGTCTTCCTTATTCTCAAGACATGGTTTTGACGAGTTATCACGCAGCGCAATCCATGCATTGCCGGCATGCGTCACGATGTCAGCTTTCTCGGCAGACATCCCTTGGCGCCAATAACCCTTATCCATCGGGATCGGGAGACGCTTGACAATATCCCCACCACGCCCGCGAATCGTGATGGTTCGCTCACCATCATAATCAATGGTGCAATCAGAAAAGTCGGCACCATCCTTGCCCTTGTCGCCATCTTTACCGACGACGCGACCAAGGTTCACTGTAACGGCCTTCGTGGTTGTCAGAATCAGGCATCCGTCGCGGTCGATAATCGCTCCGGCAATGCCAACACCATCGGCCCCATCCTCTCCCTTTTGCGGCGGATTCTCTTTTAGATGCGCAGCAACGGCTTTGGCGACTTGCTCATCGGTCACGTCCTTGCCATCTTCTCCGTCCTTACCTGGTTCTCCGTTCTTCACGGGATGCTCGCGCATATATTCGGCTACAGCCTCTGCGGCGCTCAACCTAGCCAATGTGCGACATTCCTCACTAGCCAGAAGCTCGCTCACGACATCACCAATGTCTATTGGGTCGGCGTCTTTACCATCCTTCCCAGGCTCGCCGTTCTTCGGCTTCGGAATAGCATCAACTGCCTTGCGCACAGCTTCTTCGATAAGTGGTGACACATCATCGAGTGTGACGCTAGTTCCGTCCTTGCCGGGGTCCCCATTTTTTCCAGGCACAGGCTGTCTCGCCTCCAATTCCTCGATGCGTCGCAATAGAGGCGCATTAGCCTCTTTGACAATCGCAGCCATCGACTTTCCGAACTCAACCGGATCAAGCATGTATGGCCTCGCGCGTGGCTTCTAGCGCGCGTCGCTGCCAAACTTCGGCGCGTAGGCTGCGCAGTTCTTCTTCTGCCGCATCGTTGTTATTCGCAGGCGGCTCCTGCGGCGCATTTCGCTGCATACTCGGGTCCCATTCCGCCCGATCCGCGAGCATTCCAAGCGGATAATCCTGCTGCTGGCCCCAGAGCGTAGCGCCGCCACCGGTCGGCGCTAGATTGAACTTAGCGCGGGCCTCATCCGGAGTTTTGATCTTTGCTCCGACAAGTTTGGATTCGAACTCCGCCTGCTTGGTTTGATCCATGCGCAATAGCGGCTCTAGATCAAGTTCAATTGCCAGTTCTGGCTTTGTAGATAGTCCTAGTCCTTCATCAAGCAGATATTCCATCGCCTCGATATGAGCCTGAAGCGATAGCGAGTAATACGTATTGGTTACATCATCGACTTTTAATCCAGCCGGTATCTCACCAACTCCGACGATATAAGGAGGGATACCGAACGGTTGGCAGATTTGCCGATCGCTATATTGCATCTGCTCGACAAGCTGCGAATCAGCGCCCTTCATCGCGAAGGATGTAAATTTCATATCTGCGCCGATGACAGCGATCTTTCCCGCATTGTCCCCACTGTAATTATTATCCCAATAAGACTGGACCGTTTTGGCATCCGAATCAGACATGCCAGCTGGAGCCGTCAGAATGCCGCCCGGCTGCGAACTGTTCTGGAAGAACTGCGCGCTACTCTGCAAAATCTTGAGATTCTTAACAGCCGGCCAATAGGCTGCGCACAATGGCGGCACGCCAATCAGCGGATGATGGATGCAGATGCAACGGTCATGGATGATTTCAGAAGCTGGGACCAACAAATAATCTGATGGATAGCCTTCTGGAAGCGTGTTCAGACGATCTGTCTGCAGCTGGTAATAAACTGCCCCGGTTTCAGTCACCATAGGCTGCACGCGGCATGGATCAAGAACATACAACTCAATCACGACGCCGCGATTGTCGCGACGCTTAAGTGCGTATGTATTGCCTTGCGTGAGCTTGGAAACCTGCCACTGCTCGCGAAACTGCTGCGCTGTTTGATACCCATTCGGCTTGCGCAAAACTGGTGAATAGGCCGGATTCGGAACTTCCTTCCAGATTCCGTTATCGTCAACCTGCTTCAGGCAAAACGGAAGCTTGCCGATATCAGAAGCAATGCGCATCACGCATGCATACAGAGTCGGATAGCTGACGAGTTCCGCCTGCGTGACGGTAACGTTCTTCTGCCAGGCGCCGGCAAATGATTCGCCGATGATGCGAAACCAACCGCGTTGAGGAACGGACGCGAGCGATTTGCGATTTCGCTCAATCGTCAGGCCGAAAAGGCGCATTTCAGCTTTCAGCCGCCATGTCGCGACGACGATAGGTTCTCTTCGGTCGGCCAGTGCGCGGAGAAATATCCGTGTCGGCTTCCCTTACCTTCCCGGCAGCAATCAACAGGCGCGCGATCTTTTCCTTCAAATCGAAAGAATCGCCCGGCTTGTATTTGCCGATTTTCTTGTTCATTGGGGTAACAAGCATGGGGAGCTCCAAAGAAATGGAGGGCTCCGTAGAGCCCTCCGAAAACCGCTACCAAATTCAGCCGCAAGCCGACGGGAAACCGTCAATCCACTGGATGGCACCGCTGCGACGCGGACCCCACCAGATGAACCGCTCGGCGCGAAGGGCAATGCTGTTGGTCTGCCACATGGAAACCACAGACGCCGCCGTCGGAGTCCCAGCATTACTAGTCGGCGCATCGTTCATTTCGATCGACGCCTGCTCCGAAGCGTCCACGGTCACGCTGCCATCGTCAGCAAGGTAGATTTCCGCCTCGTCGACGAGAATTAACGGAGCGCCACCAGAACCGCCGTTGTTTGCGAGATACTGCGAGACACGGAGCGGAATACCGTCGAGCGTGCCGCCATTCGGCGTTACGCCTGGGAACGACGGATTGCCGAGCGCATCGCGCATGAACGCGAGGAAGCGCGCAACAGCCGGAGTCGTGTAATACGCCGGACGCGCACCGATATTCGTCGAATCCCACGGCACCCAGAGATTCAGGAGCGCGCAGCGGATATCATCTGAATCGACACCCGTTTTCGGCGGTCCAGCAACCGGAGCAACGCCGTTCAGAAGACCTGCCGGCGAAACGTTCGAAACTGCCGCAACGTCCGGATCGAACAAGTCAGAATCAATCCTAGCGATCAGGGTATCCGCGAGCGAATCGCGGACCAATGCTTCGGCCGACGGGTCGGAGAATCGGGCGAGTTCCTGCGTGATGACCGTGATTGCAGCGACCTTGGTGAACGGAATGGTCGTGGCGTTGAAGTCGAATTTCGTGACCGGCTTCGCTTTGCCCTGACCAACCCATCCAGCCGTACCACCGCTCGTCTGACCGTTGATGCGAACGTTGAACGGAATCGGTCGGAACTGCGCCTGACCAATCAGCGTGCGCGGACGCAAATAGCTGATGAAGTCACCGCTGAAGTTACTGGCATAAACCAGCGGAGCCGCCCATGTCGCATCCGTCGTAGTTCCGGCAGGAACCGTCGAACGGAGCTTCATCATCTCCTGAAGATTTGCGCCATCTGCCTGAGCCTTGAGCGTCTTTACAATGCTTTCGGTCTGCGGGTAGTAGCGCTCGGCCAGCTTGAATGCCTTGGCGTGATCGCCCTTGGCATGCGTCAAGCACATGGCATAACGTGCGAACGCGATTCCAGGCTCCAGTTTCTCGACCGTCTTCAACGAAAGATTTTCGCCGCGCGAAAGCTTGGTCGGATCAACGATCTCAGCAGCTTTCATCTTCCCATCAACCGGCGCTGCCGTAGCGCGGTCGATTGCTTCGAGCTTTTTCGTGCGTGTGATATCGGCATCAATCGTGCCGATCTCGCGCTCGATCGTGTCGAACTCTTCCTGCTCTGCCGTATCCATCGTGCGGTCGGCATCGACTGCGCCCTGATGGATTGCCTTCATGCGTGCCTGTTTCTCGGCGCGCGTCGCCTCAAGCGAGGCGATATGCTCCGCATACGTCTTCATGTTGCTTTTCCGATTTGGGATGCGTCGCGTCACCGCGATGCGAATGGCTGTCTCACAACAGTCGCGCGCAGCCTTATGACTTCCTCAACAAAGGGAAGCGATGCCTGCGTGTCAATAAGTTGCCGGGGATCTGCGCCCCGGCGCGGATTGCGCCGTCTACCGGGCTTTCTCCGTCATCACGACGGTGCTACTTCGTCAGATTCACAGAACCAGCACGAGCGAAGCGAATGAGCTTCACCGAACCATTGCGAAATCTCGGCATATCAGCCTGTTTGATGGAACGAATGACATCCGCAGAGATCGGCCGCATGGATTTCACGGCCGTAATAACCGCCTCTGGAAGTGCAGGAACTGAAACGATGCTCAGTTCATAAATCTCGATCTGCTGATAGTCGATTCCGCCATCATCCTTGAAGGCGTATTTGATCGGTTTGAACCCAATGCTTACGGCTCGAATGACGCCGTAGGAAATTTCGCCCCATGCTGTATCCGTTCGGTCCTTGAATGGGCCTGGCTCGTCTACAACGGGAATCTCTGCTGAGAACTGAATGCCTTTCGATGTCGGCTTGTTGAGCGTCGCCGATCCGATTGGTTCATCGTGATTGTGCTGGTGCAGCAGCACAAGCGGATTCCTGAACTCAGCGCCAAGTGAGTTGATGTTATCGCCCATGCGATCGGTCGCCGGCGTCGTCGCCCAACCTGAAAACGTGCGACGTTCGCTATTCATCGCCTTCACTTCGAACAACGAATAGGCTCGCTGCGCTTCCATCACTTCTTCTCCATTTTCAGCATGCGCTCAAGCCTCGCTGTCGCGCGCTTGCACCATTTGCTATCGGGTTTCTTGCAGAGGCGTCGCACCAGCTTGCGCTGGGCGCCGATGCAGAATTTGCAGGGCATCAGCCGACCCAGAACATATGAACTTTATGCTGCTGTACCGGAATCAATGCAGCGGCGCGACCCAATGCCATGCATAACGCAACCATACCGTCGATTCGACCCGTCGCTTTCGACTTATCCAGCTTGCGATTGCCGGCCGGATCTTTCGTTACAACGGCATTCGCCGCGCACATCTTCAAGATCGGATTGCCACCATGGCGAATCTTGCCAGCGACGAATAGTCCTTCCGCAACATCAACAGCCGGCGACATGTCCTTGAAGCCCTGCCCAAATTCGACCAGCGGAAGTTCGCGACCCAAATCGGCAAGTTCCTTTTTGAGTGCGCTGATCTTCCAACGATCGAAGGCAATCTCTGCCAAATGGCACTCATCGGCAATCTCGCAGAGACGATGCGCGACAAATGCGTAATCGACAGTCTCGCCAGGAGTCAGCGTTAGAAATCCCTGCTTCGCCCAAACGTCATATGGCACGCGATCGCGGCGACTGCGCTCCTCCAGCCCAACAGCTGGCGCAAAGAAATCAGGGCGCACATGCCAGATGCCGGAGCCATCGCAAGCGACAGAAACCAACGCCGTCAAGTCTAAGCGGCTCGAAAGATCAAGCCCGACGAAAACCTGCTTAGTACCAAGAACCTGCGGATCAATCGCTTCGTCGCCGCGTTCGTATGTGACACGAGAGATAAATGGTGATGTCGGATTGACTCGTTGATTCAGAACCAGATTTCGGAAAGCCGCCTCAGCGCTCGGCATGCGTTGAGCATCCCTCGCCATCTTCATGACCGCATCGCGATTCATGAACACGTCGAAGTGCGGATTGCATGCGCGGATCGTCTCCTCCTCGAACGGAGCCGCGTTTTCAGGGGCCGAATACTGAACCAGCTTGACGGTAGGATCGGCGCCTCGTGCGGCGTCATCAATCAGCACAGAAAGAAGGTCTGCGTCCGTTGGCGCCTGCGTCGATATTACGACAGACAACGGATCTTCCTGCGCTGCGGTCGCCGTCTCCAAGGCTTCATATAGCTCGGACCTTGGGCCGCGAACCTGCCCTAGTTCGTCGTGAATCGTCAGCGCCGGAGATAATCCATGCGCCGTAGGGGCATCAGACGAAAGTGCCTTATAGATCGTCCCGAGCTCGAAGCATTCCAGTTCCTTGATCGTATCCCTGATCTTCACATAAGCCGCGAGATCAGGCGACATTCGCACCATCTTCGCCGCCAGCTTGAACAGAATCGCCGCCTGATCGCGAGATTGGGCGGCGCTGTAGAGCTGCGAATTACGCTTCGCCTCCGGTCCGCACAAATGCAGCAAGAGGATCATTGCGAGGAATGCGGTCTTGCCGTTTTTCCTTGGCAACGTCAGGATGAAAAGCGACGTCGGCGTGTCGTAAATCTTCGACAGCCATGCCACCTGATCCGGCGTGAGTTTGACCTGACTCCCAACCAGCTTACCTTCCGGCACCCGCAGATGCCGCTCGATCCATGCGGCATTGCGCCTACTACGCTCGCCATATATGGACGTGGCCTTGGCCGAACCCTTACGCGATGGCCGGCTCATCCCAAGGTCTCATACCGCCACCGCCAATAATGCCCTTCTGCGGCTTCTCACCCTTCGTGTATCGAGCCGATGGGCATAGCCGGAGCTTAATCGCCATCTGCGCCATCGCGCCGGCATGCTCAAGCATCATCCGGCTCGCCGGATTCGCAATCTTCGTCCCTTTGGCCGATTCGATGATGAGCCCATCACGCTGGATAATCTCGGCGAGCTCCTTGTGGCACGCCGAACTGATGCAGAACGCCGCCAGCATCGGAACGTCAGATGGCCTGAAATAGCCGGCCGGGAGTGAATTCACGATATCCCGCCACTCCTTCGCGGGCGCGCACGCGAGAAAATCTGGCGGATCAAGCCGATTCTGCGATGCCGGAACTGCCGTTAGCTGCTGCCTTGCCATTGATTATCCTGTTGATAACTCTGCGTTTTGTAAGACGTTCAGGTTCGCGCTTGTCGACAAAAGGGGAAATTTCTCTCTCCGCCAGGTCGGCAACGGTGTCCGTGCCAAAAGCCCAAAAATATGCCGAACTCCCCGCCCGCTTGCTATGACGCATTGATCGGCCAGCCATCGAGCCCAATGGCTTGCTTAGGGTTCTCTCCACGCTCTAGCTTGCTCTTTCGCTCATGACATCCGTCAGGGCCAGCGCATAAGCTCTGAAGATTCGCGTCATCCTCTGAGCCACCTTGGCTTAGGGGTAGGATATGGTCAACCTCAAGCTCTGTAGTAATACGCCCGCAGGATTGGCAGGTGTATCCATCCCTAAGCTTGATTCGCTCATTCCTGCGCTGGCGCGGTCTGCCGCTCAGGCGCTTCGGGGCGTTGGCCGACTTCGCCCATGGCCTGCGTTTTGGCGAGTCCTGCTTCAAGTTCATTCGCGCACATTTGGAGGACGCATGCCCCCTTCACCAATCCGCCGCGAGTCTCGGACTGACTGCGGCATTGATAGGATTTGGCCGTGCGCAGGTAATCTATAGCCTTGGAGCGCCATTGCTCAACCAATAGTGCAATCTCATCCACGCTTCTTCTTGGTCCTTGCCTTTGTAAGAGGCACCGCTAGAAAGCGTCTCCGAGCGGCATCGCGCAATCTCTGTGTTTTGCATTTGCGATTGGCTAGCCAGTCTTCGAGCTTGTAGCGCATCAGGCGTTCGCGGCATCGTCATGCGCGGCCTGAGCCGCCGCATGCACCTGCGCCCATTCGTCGTCCGTGAGATTGCGGTTTTCGCTCAGCGCGGCCACGAACATCGGGCGGAACTGTGCGTAGACGGCATCGTCGGATTTGAAGTCGAGGATGCCGGTAATGAACCACTGGATGATTTGCTCGATGAGTGCGGAGTTCATGGCTTGGCCTCTCAGGGGTTAAGGGACTGGAGGAAGGCCAGCGCGGCTTGAGCGTAGGCGAGCGCTTGGTCGATTCCG